TAAAGATAATATTCAATATAAGTCTGGTAATAGATGAAAATAGCAATAATAACGGATCAGCATTTTGGTGCTAGGAAAGGATCCAAAGAATTTCATGCTTATTTCAAAAAGTTTTACGATAATGTCTTTTTCCCATATTTGGAAGAACACAAAATCAATACTGTCATTGATATGGGCGATACTTTCGATAATCGTAGATCTATTGATTTATGGTCTATTGATTGGGCAAAGGAAACTTACTTTGATAGACTCCAAGAAATGGGAATAACACTTCATAGTGTTGTTGGTAATCATACTGCTTACTATAAAGATACCAATGAAGTTAATACTATAAATTTGCTATTAAAAGAATATAAAAATATAACAACTTATTCAGAAACAACTTCTATTGAAGTGGGTGGATGTAATATTCTCCTTGTACCTTGGATTAATGAAGAGAATAAAGAAAAAAGTCTTGAATTAATTAAAGCATCACAAGCACCTGTTTGTATGGGACATCTTGAATTAAATGGATTTGTTGCTACTGCTGGTCATATAATGGATCACGGTATGGATATTGATCCTTTTAAAAAGTTTAAAAAGGTTTACTCAGGACACTATCATACTAGATCTAATGTTGGTAGTATTTACTATCTTGGCAATCCTTATGAAATGTTTTGGAATGATTGTGAGGATACTAGAGGATTTACAATATTCGATACTAAAACTTTAGAACAAATGCCAATCAATAATCCATATAGATTATTTTATAAAGTTTATTATGATGACCACAATTATAAGTTATTCAATACTAAAGAATTGAAAAATAAAATTGTAAAATTGATCGTAAGAAAGAAAACAGATCAAAAACAGTTTGAAAAATTTATAGATAAATTATACTCTACTGGAATATTAGAATTAAAAATTATAGAGAACTATGTTCTTCATGAAAATGAAGATTTCGTAGCAGAAGAAGATGAAAACACAATGAGCACTTTGAATCGATACATTGACGACTCTGATTTTGAGTGTGACAAAAATATAATTAAGGGTATTTTACAAAAAATCTATGCAGAGGCTTGCGAGGTTGATTAATGTATCTCCTTACTCTAGAAGAGAATCCAACTGAAGGTGCATATGCTGTTGCCGATAAGTATGGTGAAAAAGTATTATTCTTATTTCAAAAAGAGGATGATGCTGAGAGATACGCTTGGTTATTGGAAAATCAGGAAGAAGATAAAAATTTAAAGGTAATTGAGGTTGATGATAACCTTGCAATTATTACCTGTAGACGCTATAATTATAAGTATGCTGTGATTACTCCTGACGATATTATTATACCGCCAAAAATAGATGATAACTTTTGAAAGAATTAGATGGAAAAATTTCCTTAGTACAGGTAATCAGTTTACTGAGGTTGATTTTCAACAGAATGCAACTAATTTAATTATTGGAACAAATGGAACTGGGAAATCAACTGTGCTTGATGCCCTTACTTTTAGTTTGTTCAATAAACCTTTTCGTAAGATTAATAAAGGGCAATTAGCAAATAGCATGAATGAGAAAGATTGTCTTGTCGAAGTTGAATTCTGTATTAATAATAAAGAATATCAAGTAAGAAGAGGTATAAAACCTAATATTTTTCAAATAATTGTTGATGGAACTCCTATGCATAAGGAGGCAGATGATCGTGTAATGCAAAAAATGCTTGAGGAGAATATCCTTAAGGTGAATTATAAGTCATTTACTCAGATTGTTATATTGGGTAGCACTAACTTTGTTCCTTTTATGCAACTATCAGGATCTAATCGTAGAGATGTTATTGAGGATCTATTAGATATTCGTATATTCTCTGCTATGAATAGTTTAATAAAGGATAAGATTAAAATACAGAAAGATGAAATTAAAACTTTAAATTTAAGTAAGGATAATATTAAAGATAAAGTTGAGATGCAAACTAAATTTATTAATGAGTTGGAAAATCAAGGTAAACAAAGAATAGAAGAAAAAAAGAGTAAGATTAAGGAGTTGAATATTGAAGTAGATACTCATTTTGAACATAATCAAATATTAGAATCTAGTGTTTCTGATCGTTTATCAAAACAAGAAATTGTAACAGGTGCGAACAAAAAGTTAAAGAAACTAAACACACTTAAAGGAAAATTATCTAATAAAGTAGCAACAATTACTAAAGAACATAAGTTTTTTACTGATAATACGGTATGTCCTACCTGCACTCAATCTATAGAAGAATCTTTTAGGTTAAATAAAATTGAAGACGTTCAAAATAAAGCAAAGGAGTTGCAATCTGGTTATAAAGAACTAGAAGAAGCAATTCAAAAAGAAGAGGAACGAGAACGTCAATTTACTAAATTAGCACAGGAGATTTCTAAACTCAATAATGGCATTTCTAAAAATCATACTCTCATCTCTGGATGTAACAAACAAATCAGAGATTTGGAATCGGAAATTCAGAAACTTACCAACCAACATGAAAATAGAAATACTGAACATGAAAAATTAGCAGAGTTTAACGAAAGTCTTCAGCAAGTATATAAAAAATTAGCAGATAAAAAAGAAGAAGTTATGTATCATGACTTTGCATATTCTCTGCTGAAAGACGATGGAGTAAAGACAAAAATAATTAAGAAGTATCTTCCTCTGATAAATCAGCAAGTAAATCGTTTCTTGCAAAAGATGGATTTTTATATCAACTTTAAACTTGATGAGGAGTTTAGTGAATCTATTGAATCTCCAATTCACGAAAAATTTTCTTATGCTTCTTTTTCTGAAGGAGAGAAAATGAGAATTGATCTTGCACTTCTATTCACTTGGAGAGAAGTTGCTAGAGTTAAAAACTCTGTGAATACAAATTTATTAATTATGGATGAGATCTTTGATAGTTCTCTTGATGGATTTGGAACAGATGAGTTTCTTAAAATTATTCGTTTTGTTATCAAGGATGCTAATGTATTTGTCATATCCCATAAAGCAGATCTACAAGATAAGTTTGAAAGTGTAATTAGATTTGAAAAAATAAAAGGTTTCTCAAGAATGGTCTTATAAATATAAATAAGTTATTAATTTAAAAATATTAATCATGGTTTGGCATATTAGAAAAGTATCAAAAAATGAAACATCTGGATATAAATATTACCAAGGTGATGATTCAAAAACTCCAAATGGGGATCCTGAACCTTGGGGTAGTTATGGATCTAGAGCAACTTATACTTCACAAGCAAAGGCAAAGGCAGTTAGTGTTGATTGGAATTCACCAGACTGGTCTATTAAAGCAATAAATGAAAATGCATAACGCAGACAGTTGATAAACCGTCCACTCAACCCCACCAAGCGTGGGGTTTTCTTGTATGATAGGTATATCAAACAAAGAGAACTATGTTGGTTAATCACGAAATTAAATCACAATTAGCAAAACTTCTTGCTACAGAAGACCTTATTGTAGAGAATAAAAAGGTAGAAACTGCTGAGTTTAATGTTCACACCCGTGTGTTAACTCTTCCAAGGTGGGATAAAGCAAGTAATAATGTATATGATTCTTTGGTTGCTCACGAAGTAGGACACGCCCTTTTTACCCCTGATGTAGATTGGAGAGAAACTCATAAAATACCTCATGTGTTTGTAAATGTGGTTGAGGATGTAAGAATTGAGAAGTTAATGAGAAGAAGATATGCAGGAATTTCAAAAACATTTTATAATGGATACCACGAACTAAGTGACAATGATTTCTTTGACCTTGCTGATAAAGATATTTCTGACCTTAATCTTGCTGATAGGATTAATATACACAATAAGATTGGGAACTTCGTTGATGTATCTTTTTCGGATGCTGAGAGTAAGATTCTATCGTTAGTTGAAAGTTGTGAAACTTTTGAAGAAGCATTGGATGCTTCACAAATTCTATATGAGTATTGTAAAAATGAAGTTAACTCTAACGATGGTGAAGGCACAGAACAAGTTGCTGAAGTAGAACCAACAGAAAATGGTAATGAAGGAATAGAAGCAAATGATAAGGGTGAAGAAATTGAAGATCAAGAGTTTCAAACACCAGAATCTTCTACTCAAAGATCTACTCAATATGATCCAGTATTGGAAGATTTTGAAGATGTAGATATGGGTGGACAAAAAGGTAGTGAGGAACCAACAGTAGAAACTGCTGATGCATTAGAAGATAGACTTAAAGATTTGATGAGTTTTGATGGTGTAGAGAATACTTATGTTGAGTTGCCAAAACTAAACTTGAATGATGTTATTGTTTCTAATAATACGATTCACAAAGTTTGTGATGATCAGTGGGAAGAATCTATCACACATAATAAAGAATATGATGCAAATGCTAATATTTTTGAAAATACTGATGCTGAATATGTTCAATTCAAGAGAGAAGCACAGAAAGAGGTAAATTATCTTGTAAAAGAGTTTGAGTGTAAGAAGGCAGCAGATAGTTATGCTCGTGCCACTACTGCTAGAACTGGTGTTTTAGATTGCTCTAAACTTCATACTTATAAGCATAATGAGGATCTATTTAAAAAAGTAACTACACTTGCTGATGGTAAGAATCATGGATTAGTATTCATTCTTGATTGGTCTGGATCTATGCATTATGTTATGAAGGATACTATCAAACAACTTTATAATTTAATTTGGTTCTGTAGAAAAGTAAATATTCCTTTTGAAGTTTATGCTTTTACACAAGATTATCCTTTAGTTAAGTATGATGAAAAACGTGGTGAAATGGTAAGAGTTATGCCATACACTCCAAAGAATAATCTCGCACAGGTTTCTGATGGTTTTTCTTTGATGAACTTTTTCTCAAGTAAAGTAAATGCAAAAACTTTAGATTATCAACTTAAAAATATTTGGAGAGTTGTTGCATCTTTTATAGGACACGGTTATCACTCTGTTAATTATGGTCACGTTTGTCGGTTCAAAACTCCACTTGGAATGAGTCTTTCTGGAACACCTTTGAATGAAACTCTAGTTGCTTTACATCAAATTTTACCAAAATTTAAGACTGAGAATAAGTTACAGAAAGTTCAATGTGTAATTCTTACTGACGGTGAAGCATCACCACTTAGATATCATAAAGAAGTTCAAAGAGATTGGGAAGATTCTCCATATCTAGGAACCTCATACTTTAATAATAATGTTTATCTAAGAGACAGATCTACTGGTAAAACATATTCCTTTAGTGCTATGAATCAGTATTCTGATATGACTGATATTCTTTTGGAGAATCTAAGAGATAAGTTTCAAGATATGAATTTTATTGGCATTCGTATCGTTGAGAATAGGGATGCTGGTCATTTTGTTCGCAGATATGCTGGTTATGAGGGTGAATATTATGAGAAAATTATGAAGGAGTGGAGAAAAGACAAAGCATTTAGTATTAAGAATAGTGGTTATCATCGTTACTTTGGGTTATCTTCTAAAATGTTGAATACTGATACTCAGTTTGATCCTAATCACGATGCTACAAAAGCACAAATTAAAAGAGATTTCATTAAAAGTCTCAAAGGTAAAAAAATGAATAAGAAAATACTTAGTGAGTTTATAGAATTAGTTGCTTGATAAATAGATATGACTTAGTAATTATTTAAAAAAATAATGGCAAGAATTACTGGAAAAGAAGCTCAAGGATTGATGGCTGCATATGCCAGAGTTCACGCACCTGAAATAAAAGAAGATGTTTCAGAAGAAATCCTATCTGAAGAAACTTCACGAGAAGAGGAATTACAAGATCTTTCAGAAGAGGAACTTCAGGAAATATTGGGTGCATTGAGAAAAGCAGGAAGTGCGATTGGATCTAAAGTAAAACAAGGTGTTCAAGCAGCTGGCGGTGCGATCAATAAGGCAAAAGAAGTTGCAGGTAATGTTAAAACTGCTGTTGGAAATGAAATTCAGAAGAGAAGAGAACAAGTTACTGACCTCAGAAGAGGTGGTATTTCTCAAGTAAAGCAAGGTAACGAAGCTAGAAAAGACATTGCACAAACAAGAGATAAACTAGCAAATCAAACATCTGCAGCTAAATCTGGTTCAGTAGATGCTCAATCTGGAATGGGTAATGATCCAGGTGCTACAAGAGCACAACTAGCCTTTAAGCAGAAACAGAGGCAGAAACAACTTGGGACTTATCAAAAACCTAAGACTGCACAAGAACTTGCAAGAGAAAGAATAGCTGCTGGTAAAAATACAGTTACTGGTCAAACAAAACCAAAACCAGGTCAAAGTCGTTTTGGAAAACCACAACCTAAAGTTACTTCTGTAATGGATATGGAAGGATATGATCCATATGATCAAATTGCTGATTTATTGATTTCTGAAGGTTATGCTGATAATATGAAAGATGCACAATTTATAATGTCTCAACCAGAGTTCATTGAGGGTTTTAACAATGAGTAAATATTCAGAATTAGCAGGTTTAGATTATACAACCCATGAATCGGGTGTTAGTAAAACCACTACACCTCCTACACCAGAACCAGTAGTAGAAGCACCTCCTGTATATGAAAATCCATTAGATAGTATGCCTGTTGCTACAGAAGAACCAGAACCAACAGAAAATATTTCTGTTGATGATCTTCAGTGGATGTCAAAAATTAAATTAGAGGAGATTGGTAGAACTCTTGGTGTAGAGTTAGATAGAAGATTATCTCAACCAAAACTTGTTAAACAACTAAAAGAAGTTATAGAACAACAGCAAGATTAGGACAGTTTACAAACTGGCATACTAGGGGTCGAAAGACCCCTTTTTTTGTCTATAATAAGTATATCTAAATAAAACACATCATGGCATTATTTGAAATAAAGATGACTGAAGACCAAATTGTTGACGGTTTAAGAGGAACATACGGAACTGAATTCACTGCTGCTGACATTCGTGGTTTTTGTGCTGTTAACGATATTTCTTATTCAACAGTTACTAAAAAACTTAAAAAGTATAATGTAGCGAAGGGAAAATGGAATCTTGAGGTTACTGTTCAGGAAGTAGAAAAAATAGAAAAAGCATTTGCTGCACCTGCGGTTCAGGATGCTGTTACTCAAAATCTTGTGCCAGAACAGGATGATACCTTTGTTAAGTTTGGACCTTTTAATGATCTAAAGAACATTATCAAATCTAAGCAGTTCTATCCTACATTTATTACAGGACTTTCTGGTAACGGTAAAACTTTTGGTGTAGAACAAGTTTGTGCTCAACTTAAGAGAGAGTTAATTCGTGTCAACATCACAATCGAAACTGATGAAGATGATCTTATTGGTGGTTTTCGTCTTATTGATGGCAACACTGTTT